CACTGTATTGCTGTACATGCGAACTGGCACGAACACCTAGGTATTTGGGATGCAGATGTACTTCTCTTACTCTATCATCAGCCAACAACAAATTGGCTTCAGTGTCAGTTAGATTATAAACTGTGGCACGACTAGTGGGTCTGCGGTCAACACATTCAACAGCACGATCAATACCTGTGCCCAAGGGTGCTTGTCCCTCAGTTTCTAAATCTGCATACAAAGATTCTAAATGATCATGGTCATGTACCAGTACAAAATATTCACGTGTACTGTCAACATTAGGGTTGAGATCAAGAAGTGGAATATCTGATTGTTTGACTACGGTGGTGATTGATATGTTTTCACCATTGTCCGAGACAACTCTATCTTCCTCAGTGGCTACAAAATACATGATTACGCCTCCGTTTGTAAGATGTCTAGTGTTACAGTGATTGATCTGGTTGTACCACTTAAATTAGTAATTGCAGCCGCGATGTTTGATGTTAATGGGTATTCATTATTGAATCCATAAACGCCTGGAGTAATTAATACAACATCGGCACCAGTTGTAACTGTTTCAGCTATAACACCATCAGTGCTTGGATCAGAAGTTTGTGGTCTCTCAGTGGCCAAATCTGCTGTACGTGACGCCACATCCGAGTATAGTCTTACCCAGGCTGCGGCACTGGTTGTTATCTTATACAATACATACCCTTTAAATGCCGGAATTGAGACAGTGTCTGTTACATTGGCAGCTATGCTAGCAGTGGATATCAAAGCTGTACTTCTTGATACAACCGTTCCGTTGCTTGCATTAAGCACACTAACATAAGGTCCGTTGCCAGAAATATCACGTTGTACGTCTGCACCATATGGTAACTTTAATACAGAACCGTCCCATATCACAGGCAGGTTACTGGCGTATAGTTTTACTCCGTCACTTTCAATCTGGACTCCGGTTACGCCGTTTCTCATCAAATGTATGGCTCCATCGGTAGTATTGATTGTTAAACCGGCATTGGGATCAAGATTGTAAGTAGCACCGGCTAAAGGAATCCCACCACTTGCTACAGTTCCCCAACTTAATGCACTGCCATCAGTAGTAAGATACTTTCCGTTGTTGTCAGTTTGACTTGGCAATGTTGTACCGCCGCCTAATACACTAGTACCCGTGCTGTCAACAATGTCTCCACCTAGTGGTAATGTCAATGTACCATCTGAGTCAAACAACCATTCAACATGTCCGTTGTGTGCGGGATTCTTTATTTGTAAATGAGCACGATGATTGGCAGTTAGATAGTTATTGCCGTCTTTGTCAAAGTAAAAGTAGCTGGTGTTGTTGTCGTTTATCTCACCGTAGCTGATGCCAATCCAATCTGCTCCAGCACTTGTGCGGAACTCTAATCCAGTATATGGACTTTCTAGTTGTCCTATCTGTCCGTTGTTGTTGGGAAAGTTCAGTACGCCAGCGGCATCAAATACTAGTTCATTGGCTCCGTTGACTAATCTATCAGGAGAACCACCTAATACTGTATCACCGTTGCTGTCAACAATGTCTCCACCTTCTGGTAGTTCTAGCACACCGTCATCTCTAAAGGTCCACATATTATTGTTAGACTCGATAGTAACTTGCTGTGCGGCCAGTTCAATGTTACCAGTAGTTCCATTGTTGGGTAACGGAGCACCGCCAGCTTCAATAATAACATTACCGCCAACTCCTTCATCGGCACAGTTAGCACCTTTGATATACACTGGCATTCCAGTGTCAAAACCGCTTTGTATAACAACCATACCACTGTCGGCATCTATATCAACAAACTGAACGTCATCACCCATGTGATATTTGGTCGCAGTGTCTGTTGCGTATAGCTCGTCAAAGTTATCGTTAATTTTTCCAAACGCTGTGCGTAAGGGATCACCGTCGCCTTTGTTGGGACTGCTGCCAATGTTTATACTTTTTTGTGTCATTATAGTCTTCCTATTGCTACTTCAATTACGCCTAGACCTGGAGTAGTTTTAGCTTCCATGGCCTTACCTATGATAGTACCAACTGTGGGACTAGCTGCTCTACAGGCATATCCCGGAGTTGAACTAGTGGTCAACATCTCACCTCTTGTTACAGGACCTATTACCTTAACTGGCACACGACCTGCTAGTGCTAGTAGTGCTCTAAGGCCTTGAATATGTCCGTTCATTCTGAATGCACTTACGCTAGATACTACACCTGCTACGGCAGCGTTAGCTTCTATATCAGTAGTAGTGACATCTGCTGAACCATCAAATACTAGTACTGTTCCTGGCTCGTATTCATCATCTGCTGAATAGTATTCAGCTAAGTCAGCACCAAATGTTGATTCCCATGCACTTCCTGATGAAAGAGTCCACGTACCTGTAACCTCACCTGCGGTTGAGTATGAGCCAGTAGTTAATATTTTTGTTTTTAACGTACCATTATTAGCAGCAAAGTCAATGGTACTTGTACCGCCAACTTGCCAAGTACCTGTTATATTAGCAGTAGTATCACCATCACCTGCTGCATCTGCTTTTAAGTCTGTGGCAATTAAAATTCCAGTACCGTTGTCAATAACGCATGGAATAGTCAGTGTAGTATTTTCACCACTTGTACCGCTGACAGTGGCAAAGTCAAATCCACCGGGTGTTGTAAAGGTCATTGTGCTGGTGGCCACTGTTAGTGCATTAGTGCCGCCAATTTGTAGACCTTGTACATTAATTGTACCTGTACTAGATGTTTTAACAATACTGTTATTAGCACCGGATGTACTGACCTGTAAAGCGGTGAATGCGCTGAGAGCTTCACTAGTTGCTGATCTAGTGAAGCTATAGATATAGTCAGTACCGTTAGTTGATCCCGCAGTGCTCGCTAGGTTATAGTATGATCTCTTAAGTATGGCTTCTGGTGTAACTTCTTGTATGGTAGCAGAACTACCAGTTAAGTTACCTAGCATACGGTCAGTGGCCATGTTGGCAATATTACTTAGAGTAATACCACCAGCTTTGAAACTTACAAACCCATTAGTTATATCAAAGTTACTACTGCTAAAATTTGCAATACCGTTTAACGCTTTTACAGTGCCTGACCCTACCACAGCTGGTGTTGTGGCAGCACTATCAATAGTATATGATACAGTGGTCACTGTGGGTGCATTTGGTGCACCTAATACAGTAACCGTACCGTTGTATGCTGTTGTAGTGAATCCGCTGACTACAATTCTAGCTCCAGCGGTAAACGGAGCAACAGTTTGCGCTGCAAATGTCAAAGTGGCAACTGTACTAACTCTAACAGCGCCAGTAACTGCAATACTTGCCGCAGTGGTAATCACAGCATTATCTAATGATAATTTAGTTTGGTCAATGGCAGCACTTGCATTTACGTCGGCGTTGACAATTACTCCACTTTGAATAGCGGCTGTCAGGGTTCTTGCTGTTACATCATAGGTAATGTTAACATCACCTGTGGGTAGTGGCACGTTTCTCCAACGTTGTTGTTTGGCTGTACCTCCAGTGCCTACACCCGTTATAGTTGAAGAGAATGTAAATTCAGTAGTAGTACATGTTATAACAATCCAAGTGGCGTTCCACGTGGTTGTGCCAGTTACACCGGAAATTGTAACAGATGATTCAACATCAAACGGAGCACTTGCTTGAGCAACTGTAAATGTAGCAGTACCAATTGAACTAGTACCAAGTATACCACTAAGGCTAATGCTAATATTATTATCATAGACTACAGTATCGCCTGTGGCTAGAGAACTAAATGACACATCGCGTAGCTCTTTAAATGAATCAAATGCTCCAACACGACCGTCGACATAGTTTATGTTGGCTGCATCAGTACCCGAGCTTACTCTGAATGTACTATTGGCCACATTCTGTATGCTGTTTCCACCTAGGTTCATGCTACCGCTCATGGCTAATACACCGTTTAAGGCCATGTAACCCGGGCCTCTGCGATTAATACTTGACACAAAACCGCCAGCATGTGTCAGTCCCAATCTACGATCAATGTATCCTCTAATGGCACTCTGTACAGGCACTGTGTCAGCAGCATTGTTAGTGAATGTATTATCTGTTGAAAACTCACTGACTGTGACACCACGTTTAAATCCTAGACCGTCTAAGTTACTCAGAGCAATAGCAGCTGAGAATGTTACAGTACCAGTACCTTGGTCAACTGTAAAGAATCGTCCAACACGGAAGATACCGTCTTGGTCGGTGCTTACGTGGAATACTCGACCTACACCATCTTCTTTAGCTTCACCTGCAATACCAGTTTTAGATATTGTTGGACTACCATAAATTTGATTTGGATAGTTAGTGGTATTGTAACCGCCAGTACCAACGTCTAAAAAGTCATGACCTGTTGCACGAGTAGTTGAAATCTTGACTGTGATCTGCCCACCGGTATTTTTTGGATAACCAATACGCATTGTATAGCTATTGTCAGGAGACATGGGCTTATCAAGACCATATAGTGGTCTACGCATCACTGCGGATCCTGATACTATCTTAGTAGTACCACTACCATAAGTTCCAGGATCACTTGGATAGTTGAATGTTATAGTGTTGATAGTGGCAGCAGTGGCGTTGACTAATCCGTTATAGTCAACATTACTATTTCCATAAATTGTATAGTAAACGCCAGTGCCCACAGTTGGTATGGTGTTGGCATTAACGGTACCCGCTGGAGTTAGTAGTTGGCTAATGCTTACAGTGTAAGTTCCAGTACTGCCACTAGTTCCTGTTAGTTGATTGACAATAGTAGTCCCAGCTGTAACGCCTGTGCCAGCAATAGTTTGTCCAGCGGCCAGTGTGCCACTGCCTATGATGGTAACTGTCATAATAGTACCAGCAAGTCCCGCACCGTCGTCAATTTTAGCAGTGACCACTGCTTGATATGGAATGTTAAACACTACGTTTTCAGTAGTACCTGAGCCAGCAGACTTACTGGCAAAACTGGTAATAGTAATACTACGAGCATCGATCCATGTTCCCGGATTGTCTTCATAGACCAGTGTCACTGTATTAGTGGTAGTGTCTGATTGTTGTCTAATAATACCTTGGACACTGGCAGCACCAGTAACTGTTCCAGATACTGTTAGTGTAGTAGTGTTACAGGTAAGTACAGTATAAGAACTATTATAGGCTGCATTGATGACTCCACTTAATGTGACAATTGAGTCAACGGCAAATGGAGCGGCTGTTTGAGGTGCATAGGTGATTGTTATAGTTGATCCATCACCAGATACACTGGCAGTGGCCAATGAAACACCGCCGACAACTTGATGGGCACCGTTATAGCCAGTTGAAGCATTTCCAGATACATTAAAGTACGTGTCGATTTCAATTGGCCAATTTTGACTAGGAATATTATATTTTACATAATATGGTCCAGATCCAGTTTTCAGCGAAATACTGCTAATGGCAAATCCTGCGTCATAGTCACCCGCTGAATCTGTAATAGGAGTGTCATCTATGGTAATATATGCAGGGCGGCCAGCACCGTAGACAATACCAGATACTGGAATGGTCAATGAGCCAGTGGCAGTACCTGGGAAACTTACAGATGTAGTTGTACAATCAGATACAACAAATGTTCCGTTGTAGGCTGTGGGTCTTGCGTAGGCAACTTCAATTACATCATCTATGTTAAAAGGTGCATAGGCCTGTTCGGCAAATGTCAACGTACACACACTGCCAGTACCACTAGAACCTGTCAGGGTAATCACGGTACCAGTGGTTACATCATAATCTGTTACTTTGTGTACTCTGCCACCGTAGGTAGTTAAGTAAGTTCCTTTTAATATTTGATCAGCGATAGTTTGATCTGTAATTGGACTAATGGCAATTTTAGTATCACCTAGTTTAGAGCCTAGTGTCTTTGGACCACAACTGATAGTTATTGCAGGACTTACAGTTTGATTAATACTCACGGTATAAGTTCCAGTACTACCACTAGTTCCAGTTAACTGTGCTAGAACAATTGATCCAGCAGCCACTGTGTTAATATTGTCGCAACTAATTTCACCGGCACTTCCTGTTATGCTTACATTGCTTAGGGTAACAGCACCACCAGTTGTGGTAACAACAATAGATGCAACTGTGATAGTTCCCACGGTTGTGGTAAGGAAATTTGTATTTGCTACAGCATGAGCATAGGTATCGGATAATACAAATGTAGTTGAGCCATTGGTACTGGCCACATAGTATGTTGATGGGTTAGCGTAACCACTGATACTGCCACTACCACTCCAAGATCCAGTGAGTACAACTGGGTCACCAACCGATATAACTGGTCCAGAAATAACTTGTCCAAGTCTTACCTTGCCGGATGTGACAGTGCCTACTGTCATTGTAGTGCCGCTGATTGAAGCGGTGATTACTGATTCGTAGGTATCGTCTGGGTCACTTTGAATTGTATTAGTGGAATCACTGTATACTTTGATATAGTTAAATGATGTATCAGTAGTTAAAACAGCAGTTCCGTCAGTTAATTGATTCCCTACGCTGTCTGTTAGACCATAAGATATAACTCGATAAATTTCATTTAGTTTTTCGTTGTACTGTAGCGCAGTACTTGGCCGCGTTGGATTAACGTTGGCAATATTATTAAATTTAATATATTGTAATGCTCTTACAGCCACACTCTGTTCATGGAACAAGGTATATGCTAGTCCAGCAGTTTCAGTGTCGTTATTACCACTTGTGCTAAAACTCAATGTTAAGATACTTTGACCAGTGACCAACGTACTAGTAACATAACCACTGGCAAGTACAGTAGTAGCTACGCCAGAACTAAATTGTACATAGGTAGTGCCACAATCAGTTACTTCGTAGGCATTGTTCCATGCTTCTGTGCTTACTCCAGAAATATAAATGATATCACCAACATTGTATGGAGCACTTGCCTGAACACTAAATGTTGCTCTAGCAGTGTTAGCTGCGTAGTTTGCTATGGTTAACAGTGCAAATCCAGTTACTCCTGCGGTGCCTGGATCAACTTGATAGGCCAGTGTAATACTAGTAGTGGTACTTGCGCTGCATAAGAAATTGCCGTTGTACGCACTATTACTGTTACCGTCAACCGTGTAGAACACACCTATTCCAGGAGCACGTACATAGCTGGCAGTACCTCCTGTGGTCTCTGTAGTACCTGTACCCGTTGCCACAAATACAATACCAATGGTATTAGAAGCTGCACCAAGAGTAGTAAAGTCAGTAGTGCCTACACTGACAATGGTATAAGTAACGCCTATGTCAAAACTACCAGCACTGGCAATTTGAGTTTGCAACGGTAGTGCGTATGTTACATAGTATGGTCCAGTACCTGTTTTTACTGGAACTCCATAGATTGGCTGATTATAAGTTGGGTCAGTAGTGGCTCCAGAATTAACAACGGTTTTTACTTCATAACGAGTAATTGTGCCGCCTGCCAAGGTATGATCAATTTCTAGTTCACTTACATTTTGTGGAGCATAGTCATAATTTGAAACATACACTTCAACGTCAGTGGTCTGCATACTATTAACAGTTGAACCCTTTTTGTAGATTTTCATTGTCTGCACAAGATTCTGTGCAGACACTACTTGATCGGGCAATTCTGTTACGTCATATCCGCTGGCTCGTAGACCGTATACTCCATGAGCATTAGAACCGGCAACTGAACGAATCTGTCCACCGTTAAATGACCAATAGTGAGTATAGCAATAGTATGTGAACGTTGAAACTTGTTCTGTTAAACCAGCATTACCTGCAACAATGGCATAGCCAAGGTCGTTGATCATGGCAAAGTCGTTGGCCAACATTGAACGGTTACCACCCATTTCAATATTGATTGGATTGTAACCAGTACCATTAATGCTACCCTGCTGTGTAATACCTGCTGTTGGAATTTCTGTTGTACAACTAAATGTTCCGCCAGTTCCAGTAACTGCTACACTGTTTAACACATCGGCAGTGCCGCCAATGGCCAATCTAAATGTTAAACCAGTAGTGGTAGTACCACTAGTAACAATAGCATCACCGCTATTTGAAGCTGACAATGTGAATGTTGAATAGCCGTTGGTTGCAATGATATAATATGTGCCTGCGCCAATGCCAGTGGCATTACCGCTTAATGTACCAGTGACTGTTATTTGTTGACCAACGACAAATTTTACCAGTGTAATATCTGCCGTAGAACATGAGTCAACAACAAAATAACTATTATATGTAGTAGGTAGATAATCAGTTAACTGTACCACAGATCCTTTAGTGTACGGTGATCCTACTTGTGTATCATAGGTTAACGTAATTAATGTTCCACCACCACCATTACCAGTTAGTGTATCTGTAATAGGAGTACTGACCAAGTATGGAGTATTTTTATCCAGTTCTACCTGAAGCGTGTATGTAGTATTGTCATAATCTAATATATTGTTTACTTGATAACGTATGCCCCTCCAGAAGAACGAACATGGTGCTTTTGGAGCACGTACATCTAAACCTGAATTTTCATACCCCGTAATGGTAACATTTAAATAACCGTCTAATAACGATCCGGATGCAACCTGCAGATCATCTAGTGCAGTAATTTGGCCTTTTAGTCGTCCTGCAAATCCATCGACAAATTGACCACCAGCCCAACGTTGTTTGTTAATTGATCCAGAGAAGCTTGAGCAAACTTGACCGTATGGTGATTTACTTAGAATCTGACCTTCTGGATCAAGTACCATCATGAATCCACCATGACCCTGTCCTGATAAGTTGTTAACACGAGTTGCATTGTTACATAAGAATACATCAATGTCTCTGTTATTCTTAGGAGTACTTGTGATGTCAAATGGATCTGTTAAGTAATGTCGTCCATAATTCTTAGGTCCATATACACTCCAGTTACCGCTGGCAACTTCTCCAGCAGCAGTAAACGGGTATATCACAGTACAATTCATGTAGTTGTTGGCCACACTGTCAATCTGAGCTTTGCCTACACCTGATTTAAATACTCGACCTACCCATTCTCCAGGAACTGTTCCTGAAGTTAGTGTAATAGTGATGGTTCCGAGTACATCTGATATAGTTGCCGATACTGAAGTAGCATAGTCAGTGTCTTCATCTAAGTAACCAATCTGCATACCATCTATGACTGCATCGCGATAGAAGAAAATACGTGCCCATACACTTTGACTCACTCGATCCCTAGGACGAATAATTGTACGGCGGAAATCGTTACCTTTGATTGAAACGTTTTCTGCTAGTCTAATTGGATAGTCTTCGTAGTAGATACCGCTTTCAACAAAGATTGTTATTTGTAGATCTTTTACACTCTCTGCAAAATCTAATTCTTCTCCACCGTCGGCAATGATAAAATCAACTGGAAGATTTAATCTTGCCACAATAGTATCAGTGTCGTTAATGCCGGTTTCGCTTCCTGGAGTATAACTGATAACAGTTGCGTTGGCAAATGAGCTTGCACCCAATAATAGTTTGCCTGCAATAAGTTCATTGTTCAACGGATAACCTTGGTCAACAAATCCATTGCCGCCATTATAAAATTTAATTTCAACAAGACCGGATCCTAGATCAGGTGAACTAGCAGAACTAGCACCTAGTCCATACTGGATAATGTCTGTGACAATAGTCCAGTTAGATTCAACTGTATCAATAGCAGTCTGTGATGGAGCAAGTATTACGTTAGTATACTGATCAACTACAGTCTGATATATTTGTATGTCCTCTTGATTCAATACAGCCAGTGCCACAGTTTTAGCATAGTTAATGGCATCAAGTGTTTCTGTATATTGTGTGCCAATGGCAATGGCCTTGGCACTGGCATTTCTATAATAACTTTTACCGGCACCAATACTTTGATAGTTACTGTCAAATAAAATGTCAAAGGCCGCTGCCTGCACTAGGTATCCTAGATCTCTAAAGCAGGTAGCTTCTGCATATTGGAACCCGCCGGCATAGGTTGCTTTTAGGTAGGCAACTACTTCCGCACCAATTATATATTGTTCTGTCAGTAGCAGGGTTCTAGCATCAAGGAATGATGTATCAAATTCTTGACCGGCTACTGTAGGACCAGTTGTAGAAACTGCCGCGGTGTCTCCAACTATATCTTCTAAGTTAGTCCAAATAGATTCAATTTTAGCCAGCGCAGATGCACCTTGGCTAAGACTTGTATTCTTATATTGATAGCTGACTTTACCAGTACCTGCACCCGCTGCTGCTGCTGTGAAGGTAGTACCAACAATATAAGTTTGTGCAGATGTTCCAGCTGCGGTATTCCATTGTAATTGAGTAGTAGTACCTAGGTCTGTAATTGTATAAGTTGTGTCCGTAACAAAACTTCCAGCGGTTACAGTGGCATAATGACTTACCGGTTGTTGATTTTGTGCAACACTCTTAGATAGTTCTTTTGCATAATCAAATGCACTTATAATAATTTCACCGTCTTCAGTTGAAAATCCCCCAAAAACATTAGTCAAGTACTGATTAGCATCTGCCACTATGGCACTGTTACCGCCGTAGATAATATCAAACATCAATGCTTCGACAATATATTGTAATTCACGTTTAAGAACAATAGGACCATCGATAGGATTGCCAGTATAGTCAAAACTTGGATTGGTAAATGCTATCCATGCTACTACTTCTTCTTTTATAAATGTAATATTATTTGATAACAATATTTGAGCATGAGTATATCCAGCTGATAAATTCACAGGACTAGTGTAGGTAATATCCGGCAATGAGCCTAATCCTGAAGATAGTGCAGTAGTGATAATTCCAAAACTTGATTCGATGTCAGATTGAGCAGCGTTGTCGTTGATTACTTGGTAATTGGCATTGATATAAGTAATGCTTAGATCTTGTATATCACTGCTGTTGTCGTCAATTACTCCTTGTGCAGCTAGTAATGTTAAATCAACACTGGTTGTTGTAGGGTTTACAAGAACAACTGTTCCTTCTGTGACACCGTCATTGATAATTGTTTTAATGACAGCAAATTTATTATCAATATCTGTTGTACGGGCAGCGCCACCTGTCAGCGAGCTATTTGTGTATTGTCTAAATGATTGTTGATATACTGTAGTTGGAGCATCATTTTGTACAATATTTTTAGCAATGGTTGCAATGTAATCTATAGCATCTTTAATTGGTTGTATTTCAGTTGCTTGAATAGTTGCCGTTAAGCCATTATAGTATTGTTGACCTGCATAACGGCTAGCACTATTTCCGCTGTAGACAATGTCATAAAGCACTGCCTCAATCATCAATTTCACATCACGTCTGCAGGTAGTTTTGTTGTAGCTTAAACTTGGGTATTCAACTGACAGATAACCAATAACTTCAGCTTGTATGAAACTAATGTTGCCCAATAGCAAGTCTCTAACTGAAGCTGCACCCGATGGTGAATCTTCAGATACTGGCATTTCTAAACTATCAGCTTGAGCTACGCCATTAGTAAGAATATTTTTAATAACATCAATACTAGAAGAAATTCTTGCGATTGCAGTGGTCTGTCCAATAAGATCAGGGAGAGCAACTAATGTTTCCTTAATAAAGTCTAGGGTGCCTATAGTCTGCTCAAGTTCAGCAGTTGTGGTATTATGACCGGCAGCATAAAAATATGACTGCCCCATACGTACACTCTGATAATTAGATGCAAACAATATATCCCAACCAACTGTATCAAGTATCTGTGCTATCTTTGCTTTTCTATCAACTTCATTGTATTGATATCCTTGTATTATGCTTAGGGTATAATTAATACCTTCGATAGTGTTAATTAATGGAGCAGTGAGTACTATAGATCTGGCCTCAGTCACTGATCTGTAGTTAGTCGCCAATACTAGATCGTCAGCAGAGGCTGATACTATTGCCGCTATATCGTTTGCAAATTGGGTTTCGTCAAAGTTAATACCGTTGACATATTTGTTATTAATGTAGGCAATAACTTCGTTTTGAATAAACTCTTTATTTTCAACTAGTAGTGTGTAGGCATCTTCAAAGTCTGCGTCCCCTACATTACCGCCAATATACTCATAGCCTGTTACCGTACTAAAGTTTAAATCTTGACCAGCAACACCAGTGGTATACCCAATACGTTGTTTGTAGGGGCCCGGTTCTGTGTTGGACAAGTTCATTAAGTTTTCAGCAGCCAATGCAGCAGCACCGATAGTTTTATAGGCATAATTCCAAGCACGACCTTCTTTGCCCGGAGGACTTAGTGTTTGTACATCGTCACCAGTTGTTGACACAAATAAGTTGGCCTGAGAATACATTGTTGCGTTGTCAACATAGAATTTTGTTACGGCCTGTAGGTCGTCATCACCGTTGGGTTTTCCGAAACCTGCTAGACTGCCAGGATGATCAGATAATGTTAACGGACCAAGCATAGTATCGCCGCCACGATAAACAGCATCTTGGCGTTGTATTGCTTCAGACTTTAGATAATTTCCACTGAGTTCTGCATCGTAATCAACATCTGTAACTTCGGGACTAATAGGTTCATCTCGAACCCGCAACGGCCCAACAATTCGACCGTCGACAAGTTTAATAAAGTTGTCATCGACATAGCCTCTATTGACTGCTAGTTCAGATAAGGTAGTAGTCCAACCGTAGCGACTGTGGGTCGTATTAAAATTTTCAACGGCAGTCTCGTCCGGATCTGCTAGCTTACCAATAGTATTGGTAGCAGCGTTCATCGGAGCACCTAGTGTTGGGTAAGTATCATCAATCAGTTTAGATTGGCCTGACCCAATAGTAACAGTTTTAGCACTTTCGTCAACGGTAATGACTATTCCATAGCCTGCTTTAAGTTCTTTGGCGGTTAGCAAATTTCCGTCTGTGTTAGAAATAATGATACGCTTAGATCCAAAGGTGCCAGCAGTGGCTAGACTAGGGTCAACATCACCTAATTTTTTAAACTGTATCTTTCCTTCTAAACCAAAAACAGCATACAATTCTGTGAAGTTTTCATTAACTTTGCGAAATGATTCTCGTATGCTGTCACCAGTTCCGTCATTACCTTGTATACCGATATTAACTGTTTGTTTTGTCATTTTAAATTAAACTCCGAAGCTAGACCCGCAACCGCATGTGCTTTGTGCGTTGGGATTTTGAATAACGAATTGACTGCCCATTATTTCTTGTTTGTAGTCAACCGTTGCATTGTTTAGATATTGTAGACTCATAGCATCGACTAGAACATGTATGCCATTGGTTTCTATGTCAAGATCGTCTTCTGCAAGATCTTCGTCTAGAGTAAATCCGTAACTAAATCCAGAACATCCTCCACCTTGAACAAACATACGAAGTTTTAATTTAGGATTATTTTCTTCTGCTAGAATGTCTCGTATCTTTTCTACCGCAGAATCTGTTACACTGATCATTGAGAGCCCCTGTTATATGATATTTATCAGAAACATTTTATAATCTTAATGTAAATAATCAATGTTCATCAAACAAGAATACACTATAACTACGCATACGCGACCCAGTAAACTAGGTCATCTGCATAGCTATGACAGAAAAAAGACTGTGTTAATCTTTAGATGTGACAGTTGTAGCGAACTGTTTAGTCGTGACAAAGGATCAATGAGTCCTAGCAGGATTAATAATAATTTTTATCACGTTTGCAGTCTCTGTGATGCCAAACGTTTTGCCCAAGAGAAAGGCGTCGAACGACGCCGTATATGGGATATGCCTGTGAGCAGTCTTAAGACACTTGACCAACTCTAGCGTTGATTATGTTCCAATCAATAATCTTCCACTGATTAGCAAGGTATCCTTTTTTATCAGCCTGGTAATCAAGAACCCAAGAATGTTCCCACCAATCCACTAGCAGTACAATGTCACGCTTAATTTCATGGTTTTTAATGGTTTTAATCTTGCCGTCGTCTGCTAAGTAGACCCATCCGCTGCCCTGTATAGCCATGGCTATTTTGGCAAATTCTTCTTTAAATTTGTCAACGCTCTTAAAATGCTTTTCGATAAATTCTAAAGAACTGCCAACGGGATCATTTGAGCCCTGTGGCGCACGATATTGTGTAAACAAGATTTCGTGTAAAAATGCTCCGGATTCGTTAAAATCTGGATCACCCTCGCCCGCATTGTAGCGGTCAACATAGGCTTTGTAAAGTTTGCCAAAGTGATAACTCATAGTTTCTTCTGAGATACTAGGCTCTAGATCATCACGTTTGTAGTTTAAGGTTGCTTGAACCAAAGTTTTAGGCTCGTTCATTTCTTGTAAGGTACTCCACTTGATAAAATTATATGTCATGAAATATTTATTACTAAATATTTTACAAGGAGATAAACATGGAAATTATTATTCTATTAGTGGTTGTTGCTATAGCAGTTGCGCTCTATTTTAATCGTAAGTCACCAACTTTGGATGTAAACAAAGATGGCAATGTTGACGTTAAAGATGTAGTGGCCGCTGCCGTTAAGGTAGAGGAAGCCGTTGTAACTGAAGTAAAAGAAGTTGTTACCAAAGTTAAAGCCGCAGCCAAAAAAGTACCAGCTAAAACAGCCGCAGCCAAAAAAACTATAGCATCAAAGAAGGTTTAATGTCTTTGCCTGCTCGTAAAGAGCACGGCTAGCAAGATTTTTCCCCTTACTTTCTGCCATAATATCGTGCGTAGTTAGAAAACTTAGTGCCCATTCGTTAACTGTTGTATTCCAATAGAAATCTGAGTGTGCTCTAAGTTTTTGTCTTTTGTAGCCTTCTACAAGCAGAGACTCCAATTCTGGGCGATCACTAGTGCTATGTCCGATGAGTACGTCTTCACGGCTAACACTGTAATGCATAGTAGGACGAACACCACGCCAACTATCAACAACCATCCTAACCCGCGGATCATTAGGGCTAATGTACTCGCCTTCACGGATCCAATGATGATGGATATCAAGAACAATAGGTACCAAATCACTAATACTGAGACAGTCATCTAATCCCCAACTAATTTCTTCGTTCTCGATAGTAATACAATTACGTGCTTCTGGCGAAAGTCTAGCATAGGCCTTACGAATACCTTCAGGACCTTGCCTACCTGATATGTGTACATTGATTTTAAGATCCTGGAACGTTTTACCGTAGCCCATATATCTAGCCATGTCTGCATGATATTCAAATTCCTCTATGCTTCTTTCTACAATCCCTTCACTAGCACTTGCCAAGACAGTAAACTGGCCAGGGTGAAAAGACAGGCGAACATTATTCTTACGAGCCACATCTCCCACTTCACGAAATGCTCTTTGGAGATATTCTCGTACATCGGGAAGCCGCCAAAACCAGCTCCAAGATGACTCAGTGTACACAGGAAGGATATCGCTACTGAGTCGTACCATTCTAAGATTTTCATCAAGTGCTCCTACACGTTCAACGAGCAAACGAGTGGACTCAATATTGCCTTTGGCCAGGCTCCACAGTTTTTCAACTGCCACATCTTTGCTCTGTCTATTTAACCAAGATACAGTGGTAGAGCCAGTATTATACTTTTTAGCATCATCTTTGGGTTTAATGCCGCCGACCTGATCAGGATTATCAATCCACTTGCAGGCAAAACCGATACGTTTAGTCATGTGTACAATCAATAAAAATGGACATAGTGTATTATAACATCTATGTCCACAAGTGTCTAGTTAAATGGTGTTAGATCAGTTCTTCGGTCCATTCACGGTGTCCTTCACGGAAAGCCATGTTGCTTTGGGTTTCACGTACTTCTACACGATAGCACCAAAGCCGTTCTGCTTCTGCTTCACCCCACATGTCCGGAATATACACTCCGTTTACATACTTGTACAGCATGTCTGCCAATCCTTCGCAGCCTAAACGTGGAAGTACAGTTAATTTGGCTAGCTTACGCTTTTCCATTTCTTTATAGAATGCAAGTTCTGGATCATCTTCTGCCACTAATAGTGCGTGATCAAATTGACTTTCTAAAATGCCTTTGAGCTCTTTAAGACCGCCATAGTCCGCGGCCCAGTTACGCACATCCAAATCATCTGTGCCAAAATAGAACTTCATTGAGAATGAATAGCCATGTATTAGATTACAGTGACTATCTGCCCTCCACTGTCTGTATGCACATGGAAATGCATCGTGGTACTCTTTAGTGCTAGTGTACTTGTATTGTCTTGATTGATTTGCCATTGTTATCTCCTTAAGATTAGCAATGGCATGCAGAATTTCTATAGCGGGTTGAATGCCCGAGACCGCTGTATATACTTATCTTAAGCTACCTTAAGTAAGATGGTTTCCTCGTTAATGCGTCCATTCATTTTAGTGTCTGTGGCATTAATGTCGTCTAAGAATTTACGTAGCGCAACTTTACCTGCACTCTTAAATTCTTTAAGTTTCTCTTCGGGTTTACGCAGAGTCTTGCAAATACTTTGTATTTCGGAGAATCCAGTAATTGAAGTGCCTTTAACACCTAACTCTTGGTACTCGGCTGCAACATACCTGCCTAACTTGCGACTCTTTGTATTATAAATCCACAACTCTTTACTGCCAATGATATCGGCAGGATTGACCGATACAAGTTTTAAGGTTTCAAATGTCTTCATGAACTTGAGTTTAGCCACGATCTTTTCTTTGGGCTGAGTCTTTTTAGCACGTGGCGCACGATTGACCTTGGCTTCTTGCATCAACATAGTGCAAGCACTGTTGACTTCTTTGTAAAAGGCAATTAGAGCAAGAATTTGTTTTTTACTGCGGTGTTTGTAACCTTCACGCAACTGTTCGTCGGCATTACCACTGGCCAGTTCTTCAAGTTCTTCAAGATTGCGTTTGTAAAAGTCACGAATAGTACGGGCATGTGCTGCCTTGGCTTCTTTACTTTTAAGTAAATTTAATACCTTAAATGCCTTTGGATCAAAGTTATCTGGATCTGTATTGAAGCTTTCGATAGCATCTTCAATTTCGTTAGTCATTCTCATGGCAACTTCACGCAAACGATCCTGGATGCTGGGTTGATTAGTAGTGGGCTTAACTTCTACAACTTCTTCCTCTGCTACATCGCTCTTACCAGCGTAGACAACTTCTTCAATAGCGTTCATTAACCATGCTACTGTACTACGTCCTTGATTGAAATCTGGACGAACATCGGGCATACCTTTGAGCAAACAACTTGCAATGGCGCCCATAGTGACACCACTTCGGTTGTCGCGTGTTTTCTTAAATGCTTCTGTAAGTGTTTTGTTAACATTTGTTGAAGTCATCCAACGAACTACTTGGGGCTTAAGGTCTTTGCCTGAATACTCAAAATTGTAGTACTGCATGGCTTCACGGAACTTTTTGGTAAACAGGTCACCGTCCCAAGATTCTTGTCCAGTCCAATCTGGGCTGTGATCACGTTTGGCACGTGATACACTGGCCCTAGCTGCCACTTTGGATTTTGATGCTGTTTTAGTCAATTTCTGCTCCTATGTGTTAAACAATACTGATATTATAACACCGTTTTAGCAAAAAGTCAATCTATTTTGGTTAGTAATTTTTCACGCCAAATTTGGATAGTAAGGTCTAGGCCAGTGTCCAAATCCATCTTTGGCTTCCAACCCAGCAAGCGTTCTGCTTTGGCAGGACTGGAATTTAGCACCCAAATTTCGCCATCACGTTTTGGCTTAGTGTTCCAATTGACCTGTCCATTCCAACCAATTTTTTTGGCTATCTTGTCAACAAGGTCTGTAATTTTAAGAGCATTATCGGGGCCTGTGCAGAATATTTCTCCACGGGCTTGTTCATGCTTTTCAATTACTGTTTCGTATAAATTAATTAGGTCGTCAATCCAAAGGAAGTTACGATATGGTTCGCCGTAGCCTAGATTAACCTCATCGGGATTTTTCAACATCTGTGAAATAATCTGTTCTACTACAAAGAAATCATTGTCTTTACGACCATAGCTGTTGGTCTGTCTGAACGCACAGAACGGAAAGTTAAATGAACGTTGTGCATACTCTAAGTATAATTCACAACCTACTTTGGCCACAGCATAGGGAGCATTTGGATGCTGTTTAGTTTCTTCTGTAAATACAGGCAGCGTGTATTCTTTGCCGTCACGAATTAAATCGCTTTCAGGTTGCCATCCATAAGTTTCCATAGTACTGCTAAAGACAAATAGTTTTAGATTTTTTAAATGTCTAGCTGATTCAATCATGTTCACGGTGCCCACATAGTTGACACTGCTAAAACTTGTTTGTTCGTAGAAGCTTTTTTCCACTTCTGTTCTCGCAGCCAAGTGAATGATAAAATCTGGATCGACTTCTTGGAGTCTTTGGTCAATGCCTTCTTTGTCTAACAGATCACGATCTAGATCGAAAATTTGATATTTTGGTTCTAGTTTTTCTTTAAGGTAGCCACCAATGAATCCAGACAAGCCGGTAATGAGAATTTTTTGCATGTTAATAGTCCTTTATATTATATATAGCTTTAATTAAAGTCTTTCAATATCTTCTTCATTGCAAGACTCACCGTATTGTATTTCAATAATCTTACAGGGTTCCTCAAAAGGATTGTAGATTCTATGCCAATTATTAACAGGTATGACTAATTGACTGTACTGTATTAATTCAATTGTGGGCAATACATACCCGCTGGACATGCGTTGTTCAACAGAGCACTTGCCCTCGGCCACGTGCCATAACTCGTTTCTACTCTTATGGCGTTGCAGGCTTAGACTTTGGCCCGGCACAACCGTAAGTTCTTTTACCTTAGTTCCGAGAACATCATGTAGTACTCGATAGTATCCCCATGGCCGTTCTGTTTTAGGCGTCCGCCAATCTTCTAAGATCCAACTGCTTGAATTCATTTTATTTTCTCCACCTACGCCAAATACAAATTCAACATCTGCTACTGTCATCTCGGGTATGTTGTCTTGTGTACGATCTCCACCGTTGGCAAAGATTACTTTTACATATTTCATTGGGTAATGTAGGCGAACTTTAGCAATAGCATCACGAGCGGTGCCGTCCGTGTCATCAAAGTCTATAACCATATCTACCATATGAAGGCTTTGTATAATACGTTGTCGTTCGGTAAAGGGCATAAAAGCACGGCCCTTCTTACGCTCAAGCCAAGCATCTGAATTTAGTCCTACAACTAACTTATTTCCTAACCGTTTAGCAGCTTCAAAATAAGAAACGTGCCCGGAGTGTAGGGGATCAAATCCGCCAGTTACTAATACTATTTTCATACATTCCTACATTGATAAAAATTATTTGCATAGATTCCTCAAATAAATAATAGTAGCATATTTATTGGAGAGATATTTTGTTCAAGACGGGTCTGATTAAACCATTCTGGGGTGACAAACATACCCTACTTACGTATCGAGATGCACAGTTTAATAATCCCAAAGATTTAGCACTTTGGAAATCTTTGGGCTATTCTGAAAGAGAGTCAGTGGGAGGAATATATGATATGAAAAATGTCATGCCAGACTGGGCTGAACCGTTCTTTACATTATTTGGTGGTACACATATAGGTGTTAATTTTCTTAAAATGCGTACAGGAGATTTATTGCCACGTCACAGCGACTCCTACAAAACTTATATTAATGTGCATAATATTACAGATCCTACTACAATTTATAGAGCCATAGTATTTTTAGAAGATTGGAAGTCCGGTCACATACTAGAAGTTGATGACACTCCTTTTACTAAATGGTCCGCTGGTGACTACGTTATATGGCAGTACGATACTCCGCATCTTGCAGCCAACATAGGACTTGAACCTAGGTACACTGCACAAATTACTTTTACAAAAAATGTTTAATAAAGTTGACGAGTTTGAAGAAGCCATTGCTAAATTTTATGGATCTACATTTGCAGTCGCCGTAGACTGTTGTACTCATGCCATCGAGCTGTCACTGAGATATAACAAAGTTCTAGCAGCCACTTGTCCCGCACAGACCTATGTGTCATTACCGTTTACTTTTGAGAAACTAGGAATAAAGTGGGCCTTTGAAGAAGTTAAATGGCAGGACTATTACTATCTAGGCAATACAAATATTATAGATGCCGCAGTCTATTGGAAAGAAAAAGGCTACATTCCCAACACACTAATGTGCTTAAGTTTCCAATATAAAAAGCATCTTAATCTCACACGTGGTGGCGCAATACTAACGGATGATCAAGATGCATACACTACATTAAAGAAAATGAGCTATGACGGAAGGACATCTGATAAACCTTGGGCAATGCAGGATATTGAAACAATTGGTTATCATTATTACATGACTCCTGAAACTGCACAGTTAGGTTTAGAAAAATTGCCTGCTGCAATTAACTCTACCCCGCAGGCTTGGTCTTACAAAGATTATCCTTATCTTCCCAAAATGAAAGTGTTCAATGTATAACAGGTTGTTTACATTTGGATGTTCTTTTACAAGATTCGGATGGCCAACCTGGGCCGACATAATGGCTTGGGATCTAAATATTTCCATTGAAAATTGGGGATTAAGCGGGCTAGGTAACGTAGGAATATTTCATAGGATAGTTGAATGTGATCTTAGAAACACCTTTACAGAAGACGATTTGATAATTGTATTATGGAGTCATTGGAATAGAGAAGATAGATACGATAGACATTGGCAAGCACACGGAAATGTTTTTCAAGAAGGGTACTACGATAAGTCTTTTGTTACAAAGTATTGGTCGCTTGAAAATGATATTATAAAAAATTCTACAGCAATCATATCTGCAAATAAAATGTATGATATCAAATTTCAAAGTAACATTATACCCCTGTTAGCCTTTGAAAGTGATTCAAAAATTTTAACAGAAAAAGAAAAAGCAATGTTTCAATTTTATAAAAATTATATTCCAGATGAATCTTATTTTAATTATGATGCTGTTAAGGCCTATGAATGCTACAAGTATGATGATCATCCTACAGTAATGCAACATCTTGATTTCTTAAAAAATCAAGTATACCCGGCATTGAACTTAGAGATAAAAGATACCACTGTTGAAATATGCAATAGTATACACAAAGATATAATTGGTATATGTCCTCTACCAAAAAATAAAGATATCGCACCCTTATTGACTTCTATAATTAAAAGAAAGTATAATGTGTCATATCGACAACCAGTTGGATTTTAAAATGAATGTTATAAATGAATGGGATCCCCTTAAAAAAGTAGTTGTTGGAGTTGCTGACTATGCAACAATACCACCTTTAGATATTAGTCTACGCACAGTAAACTATGCTGATGTTAAAGATGAATCTACTATTCATCAAGGACAATATCCAAAACAAGTAATAGATGAGGCAAATGAAGACTTAGAAACGCTGAGTAACTTTTTAACATCATGCGGTGTAGAAGTTGTACGCCCACGTAGAGAGCCTGTAAAGTATTATAATTATTGTCCACGTGACACAGTGATAGCCTACGGTAATAAGGCCATTGCTGCCCCTATGAGTCTACGTGCCCGAGAAAATGAATATCTAGCCTACGCTGAACATTTGGAAAACGTACACGTTGTGCCTAATTATCAAGAAGATGATATGTACAACTTAGCGTGTCTTGGAGATCCGGACGTACTAGCTCTGCGTAATCATCATCCAAAGTTTGATGCTGCCAATGTTATTAAAGCCAACGACAAACTAATGTATCTAGTTTCTAATAGCGGTAACAAATACGGTGCTCAATATCTTCAAGAGTTACTGAATGTGCCTGTGCATACACTGGAAAATGTTTATAGTTATATGCACATTGATAGCACCGTGGCTTTTTTAAGAGAAGGCCTTATGCTGGTAAATCCCAGTAGAGTTAAGAGTAAAGACATGTTGCCCAAGGAATTTCAAGACTGGGACATTATATTTTCACCTGAGCCTGTTGATATTGGACATTACCCTGGCTGGTGTAATTCGTCTAAGTGGATTAATGTAAACTTGCTAAGTGTTAGTCCTAGTCTTGTTATTCTTGAAAAACATCAGCATAATCTTAGAACAGAACTAGAAAAATACGGAATAGAGTGTGCAATGCTACCCATGCGTCATAGTAGAACTCTAGGTGGATGTTTTCATTGTGTTACATTGGATCTAGTTAGACAATCATGAATCTAGGATATGAGCCAGGTCTCTATTGGTTAAACATTCCAGGTCGAGAAGATCATTTAGGATTTTTAGCAGTTTCTCAATTACGGCTGCATTTTTTTAAAAATATTAAAAATCCTTCTTTTATCTATACTGGTACTAATTTTATTAATGAGTTTAATAATTTAGAGCTTAGTTCAGAATTATCTGAATTAGATGTTTACTTTTTTGAACCTCTATGCTTTAAATCATCAACTGACGAATTTCATAATAGGTCTTTTTACAGTGAGTTTAAAGGTGATGAGGATATTGCCGATATAACAAGCGATGAGTTAGATAGTGTTGAGAACTTTAGAATCAAACATAATCTTAAAACGATCAATGTTTTTACCTGCGAGTACAGAATACAACTGATACAAGATCAATATCCAAATTTAAAATTACATTGCTTTGATATCTTTTTAAGGAGTTTAAATCATGCTCCTAAGTATAATACTATTCAGCACAATATATCTAAAAAGTTTTGGTGTTCAAATTGGAGATATGCAACACACAGACATATTTCCATGGCTTGTCTAGTTAACACAGATGGAAACTATAGTTGGCACATTAAATGTGAGTTAGACAAACTTCGAGAAAATGTGTGGTTTGATCTAGATAAGTTAGAAAATTCTGATCCAATGAGATTTTTAAAATTAGTAGCAGGATCGGCTGTTTTAGAAAATTCTGATCTGCGTATTGATAGAGATACATCTGCGGTAAGAGTTGATAAATTTAATTCAGTTTATATTCCCGGTAATGTTGCACCAGCTGTATCCGATGAGTTTATAACCAGCTACGCAGAATGTTTTTGTGCAGTGGTAAACGAAACAAGGTTTGCACAACCATTTGCCAACATCAGTGAGAAGACACTAAACCCACTGAGAGCAAAATTGCCGTTGATCCTTGTAGCTCCTCCCCGCAGCCTGGAGTATCTTAAAACTTTTGGTTTTAAAACATTTGATCGTTGGTGGGATGAAAGTTATGATCAAGAAGAAAATCATGAACAGCGTATGTTAAAGATATTAGACGTTATTGACTTCATTGATAGCAAGTCTCTTGATGAGCTACAAGAGATGTATAATGAGATGTCTGAAATTCTAGAGCATAACCATCATATAACAAAATGGTTTAAGATTAACACTAATCTTAATGTTTTATAAGAGGTTTAAAAACTAGCGGGTGTTCTTCTACTCGTAGAATATTTTCACCGGGTAGACCAATTTCATATTTTTTATAATCGCTCCAGTCGCCTGTATCTTTCCATATATGCTCAAAACTAAAATCAACTGTGCGATTTAATTCTTTTTCTTCTTCGATCAGTTGATTAAATTCTACTTGGCCACGACCATCATTGCCCCATGTAGGCTTTGCCAGCTGTCTTGCACGGGCAGCAGGATTCCCCTCCATCTTACTATAATCTTGTGCAAAAAATGCACCCCATCTGTCAGAAGTTCTATAAGGATCAGGCTCGACATTTTGTACAAACTTGTACTTGAAATCAGCTGCCCAGTTTCCTCGTTCTAAAACAGTAAACTTAAATTCAGCAGTGTATAGACCAGTGCCAAAATGCCGGCCAAATTCTGCATCATCTAATTCAGGACTAAATTTAATAGTGGCAGTATAGCCACCGCGTGTCTTCCATAACATTCTTAGCAGTGGCCATATTTCGTTTACTAAAGAGTCAGCATAGGGGTTAATATTAGTTTTGATTATATCGTAATCAAATTGTTCGTAGTTAACATTTTTTTCTATGCCAGGTTTAATATATTTTATTGTGTAATGATCTCTTGCCAAGGCAGGTCTGTGAGGATAATTGATACCTCTGTTGCCTATAATCTGATCAAGGAAGATGCTCATGCATTTTACACGCATGAGCAAATGACTGCCACCCTTGGTAAAGTCTTTACTAATCCAATAACCTAAGTATTTGTGGTCTGAGATATTAAACTTTTCTGGATTCTGTCCCACAATAGTTTCAGGGCCGTTAAAAAATCCCACGCCTGTACTCATATTATGTACACTCATATCTCTAACACGCCATAGCATAGTCATAGTGTCTGCGTAGTTTTGATATGTCTCAGTGGGAAATCCCACGATCCAGTTAGTTGCTGCCTTAATTCCTATAGCATGACCGTCTCTAAAATTCTGTTCCATCTCTGAAATAGTAACACCCTTGGCCATACCGTCTAAGACATTTTGACTGCCTGCTTCTGATCCGTAGTTCAGCATCATACATCCGCTGGCATGTAGGTCTTTTAAGTATTCTACATCCATACGTCCGTCGTGTCTAGCGTAGCCTGTCCACTTAATATCCAGACCTTTGGCAATAACGCCTTTGGCAAATGCCCTAAGTTCTTTTAGATTGCCGTTTACAAGACTATCAATGAACCAAAAAACTGTTGTTCCTTTTTCGTTGTACAGGTATTCTACTTCAGTTAGAGCATCTATGGCCTGTCGCTGTCTGTATTTCCAGAAGTGAGTTTCTTCGCAGAATGTACACTTGGCAATACAACCTCTACTTAACTCTGTGGTAACACCATTGGGTATTTTGTATTCATTAAAGTCTATATGATCGTAGTCAGGCATTGGAAAATTGTTAAGATTCAATCTTTGCCCTTCTGGTTGACTTAGATACTGCTGATCAGATCCTGCCAGTCCACTTTCAATTTCATCTAATATTGTTAGTATAGCTTCTTCACCTTCTCCACTGACAATGTAATCGTAGTAAGGCTGCTTGACAAAATATCCTTTTTGCACATTAGGCCCACCTACTGCTATCTTAACATGAGGCATGCGTTTTTTAAGTTCTTGAGCCATCCATTTGGTGGGCTCTTCATTCATTTGATACATGCTGAATCCAACTATAGTTGGATTGTATTCTATGATAGATTCTAAACACTCATTTAACACTGGCTCAATTAGCGGATGAATGTCCTTATAATTATCGTCAACCCAACGCCATATTGTTGTAGGATCCCACAATTTAAAATTTATTTTATCTTCGACGTGTTTTTTATAGTATAGATAGCCTTTAATATTGGCATCAATAATACGACTTTCGTAGCCCGCTTCTTTAACAACAGAGCTAAGTCTACAGAGATTAAATGGAGGAAATTCTGCTGCCCACTGTGGCAGTATTACCAGCATCAATTTAGTTTTTCTAACGGCGTAATCTATTTGTACATTAGTAACATTCTTTTGCTGTGCAGGTTTAGCATACTCTGCAATAGCTTTGAGAGTCATTAAGTGCTTATCGTTGGCTTCTTCAGGGGTCATGAATTATTTAACTTATTCTTTCATCCAGCCCATTATTCTCATATAGGTAGGTAAATCACCGTAGGTATTTCCAACTATAGTAACTTCTTCCTCCATTAAGAATCTAAGGCTTTGCGGAACTATTAGATCTTTATTAGAGAATATTTCTTCTATTTGATTTTTGTTGTGTAGCAATTTTGGTCTAATAAAATCGTACAACTGATTAGGGTTGCTAAACTTTTGATTTATTCGTTTAATATTATTGATGATGCCTTCAATCCTATCTTCTACAAACTCGTTAGTATCAAATTTATAATCAAAAATTTCATCGTATAATTTAAATCCAAAACGATCAACTAGATATCGATGAAATCCTTGGCAACTAAGTGTCAGGAACGGTCGAAATAGCATGACGCTTTTCAATGTTTTTTCTGTTACAAAAAACTCACCTTGATCATATCGAGATTCAGGCACTATGTCCATAAAGGTAGAAACTTGATTCTTTGGAATAATGTTGGGTAAGAACAGCGTGTTTAGTTTGTTTAACTCAAAATCTTCTTCGTCGACTAGTCGACTTCCATCGTGATACATCCAGTTATAGTGTTTGGGATAATGAAATGTAACAATATTTGAATCTATTAATCTGTTCTTAGCCAGTAAATCTACAAGACGGCCGCGCTGCGCTGCGTAATTATGATTATAACAAGTAAATAATTTATTGGGATTAATTTGTTGAGGAGGGTGTGTATTATTAATAGATATGAAATTTTCTTCTTTGGCCAACTCATTGTAAGATATCTTATGTGCAAACATAAAACCGTAGACTAATCCGTATGTTGGCTCAGCTAGTACCCAAGGTCTAACATGCCCTGATTTACCTGTAGTAATCAAATTGACTATTTTATTATTTGATACAGCCCAGTCTTCCAATAAATCAAACAATGGATCAAAAATTTCGTAGTAGGCAAATTCTTCAGCACACCAGCAAATTATCCTATTTGGATTTGCTTCGATGATTTGTTGAGATAACGCTACAGGGTCTTTAATTATAAGGGAATGACATTTTACAAAGTATACTAGCATACATAGTCACTGCATGTTAAATCTTTGTATACATATAACGAATCCCAGCTGTCTTTATGAAGCTGTCGATAGCCGTAGCCGACCATTAACGCATGAAACTTTTCGTAGTCTATACCAGTTTCGTAGTTAGTAAATTCTGATATCTCAGCCCATATACATTTTGGTCTTATAGTTCCAAGTTTACTAAAAACTTTATATTCAGCACCTTGTACATCTATATGAATAAAGTCTGGAGCTACGTTATGTTCGTTGCAAAATGTTTCCAAAGTTATACTAGATACAGTGTATCCTTCGCCCCACTCCCATGTGTCACTTTGTAAATATTCCCCAGGCTTACATACACTACCTGACCACGGCCACTGTTCCCCTTGATACACACTAGAAGGATAAAAAGTCTGTACTCCGTCAACATCTGATAGGGCAAGATGAAAGTAGGTTATGTTATTATCTGCCGCCACTTTTAGATTTGATTCAAGCCATACGTTTGCACATTCAAAAGCATAGAATGTTGACTGAGGAAGGGCTGCTTTTAATCTAAGCGTGTCCCCCATGTCAGCACAGCCAATATCGAATACAATCATGTTATCTTGTAGATTTTCTCTAAGCCAGTCAAAATTTAAGTTGCTCATGAGGTAACGTGTTTAATAATGTTTGCCGACACAGGACTTGAAATTCCTGCTTGGGCAATTTGAAAATTATGATCAACAATGGACTTGACCCTCTGTTTAAAGTCTAAAATCTTAGCACTGTCCCATTGAGCGATCTCATTGCATACTCTAATAATTTCACGGAGTCGTGCCCAACCGTGCTCTATATTATCGTAGTCTTCACTCCAAAAATCACTTAATGTCTTGTAGCCAAGACTATGATATGCTTTTAGTGTGCCTTTCACACCCACCATGATAAACGGATGTTTTTCTTTAACAGGCTTAATAGATTTCTCTGTCATTGAGATTTCGTTTTCTAAAAAGTTAGTTTCTGTTATAATGCTTACTAGGCTATCTTTGTAAAAGTTTTCCGACGAGCTTTGATTAATCTTAATCATCTCGTTGATAGCAGTCTTCCCATCAACAACTAATGGCAATTTGTTCACAAGATCCATTACATCGCCGTTGGTCAAGTTAAAAGCCTCTAACCAATAAGTTTCAAAAATATCTTCAAATTTCCTATCTGGAAATTCTGGTTCTTCTCTAGACATACTAAAGTAACTTCGATCTAGTAAATTGTTTGTGTTAAACAATAGTGCCAGCATATTTCTATGGGCTTTGTGGCGCCTATTCCAGCTTAGAAATAACTTGTTAGGTATAGTTGTCACATCATACTCTGGCTCTGAAGTTAAGTTTGCAATTTCTCCGCTGGCAGAATCTATGGAACACGGGTATGATATTAGTTTTACACGGCGATTTTTATCGTCGGGTACGCTGTATCTTCTAGCATAATTATCGTAGACATCGTCAACGTTCATACAGCCAGTTAGGTATAAAATTTTATATAAGGGAATTCCATAGGATGCAAAATAAGAATGTAGTACGTGTAAATGCTTGTCGTAGACAAATGCTTCGGGACTGTGATCTATTAGAATATATCCATTGCCGTGTTTAATTTTATGTAGTAGGTCTTCTCCAACATGTGCATATTCTAAAATCCCATCACCTATAGTAAAATATGCATCAAAGGTCACACGCCACTGTAGAGTCAACGGATAGATGAATGTATCAGAATCTTTAAGGCTAGTAGTGGGACTCAACTCAAAGTAATTTTTAAAAATATTCCAAACTCCCTCAATCCAAATGCGATTTGATTGTAAACTACTGCCAATAGAAGCATCGGCTAAATTTAAGATATTGGGTATTTCAATATTAGGGAGGGGTCCACGTGGCCCGATCCAGTTGTAGGCCATTTTAATTCTATTCATTATACTTTACAAGAGTTATAAAAATTTTCTAATTCGGGAAATGTTTTAACGAAATCAGTTTTCCTTCGACGATCGTACTCTGTAAACCAACGATAGAAGTCTGCACGACCTTCTTTTATTCTTTGATCAGTGTACACAGTAGTTTCCATATAGGAGACTACTCGACGAAATTTTTCGTATTCTAGATCAGTAAATTTATCGCAGGCATCATTATCTACATTAGCAGCCATAAACTCCAAGGCTTCTTGCATATATGGCAAGAACTCTGCCTTGGGAAGTATGTTCATGTCGTACTGTAGTGGTTCCTTTAGGTAAGGAGTATCAAAACGAATGCGATGTTCAATAGTATTAGAATACCAACCATATTGTTTTCTCCATTCAAGTATTTTTTCTAACAAACTTTTAAAACTAGTAACAGCCAATATGTTAAAAGTAATCATAAAAGTTATTGGGTTTTCTGTCTTAGTTAGATATGTATGAAAGTTATTTTCCCATACTTCTAAGTCTAATCCAGTACGTATATATTCCGCTCGTTCGCCCCAAGTGTCAATACTGGTAAACAATTTAAAGTTTTTAATTTTTCCTTCTACACGAAGTTTCTCAACTTTTTCTGCAAGTCGATTTACTAATAACGGCTTTACTCCTAGATTGCTGTTGATGTTTAGTTCTAAATTAGGCAGTGGGTATCTATCTAAGTTATCTAACAATAGAAATGTGTTCTTTTGTAGTAGAGGTTCGCCACCAGTTATACGTAGAATGTTCAATGATTTACGCAGTGTGGGCCACCAACGCCACCATGCTGCCACATATGGATTCACGTCTTCTTCGTAGATAAACAATCCGTCAACAGTAAATCTGTGATTATTAACGGGATACGCACCGTATTCTTTTATTTCTTTGTAATAACTGCTGGACGCCTTGGGATGGCAGTAACCGCATTTGAAATTACACTCATTGCCAAAACTTATTTCTACATATTCGGGGGCAACATTAAAGTCGGGACCTTCATCTATAATTTCTTGTACTCTTTCAGTCTTATATATGCTGGCATTCCGATCGTGTCGATCACTGATGTAATCATCACCTAGTGCTTCAATGTTCCAACAGTATTGACAACCTTTGGGCTTTTCACCTGCTAGCATTTCTGCACGTTGTTGTTTTTTCTCTATAGTGTTGTGAATAGCACTAGGATTAGTTTTAATTTCTTCTAGTGGAATCTTATGCGGTGCAGGATGATAACAACTGTGGGTTTCACCAGTTTGTAAGTAGATAGTGGTATGATGCCATTTTGCCAAACAGAATGTAGGGCTTACTTGATCGGTTATCTCTTTTATTTCTATAATTCGTTGTTTAGAGGTCATACAGTAATTATCTGATAATACAGCGGTCGCAAAAAAAGTTTGGGGTATTACCCCCAAACTTCTCTGTACTTTGCCATTGCCTTGGCTCTGGCCACCGCCAGTCTAACAGTGACATATGGTGATAACTCGTCTGAGTCTTGATCTACTTGGTCATGGACCACAGTCGGTCTGCGTGGACCAACATGTAAGTCTTGTACAACATCGTCATCATCATCATCACTGCTATCTTCGTAACCTAGATTACTTAGTTGCAGGTGCTGTGGTTGCGGCCGTAGGAGCGGTGTCCTTTTTAGCACTAGTAGTCTTGGCTGTTTTGTGACTTTTGACAGGCTTCTTTGCATCCTTTGCAACTGTGGGTGTAGGACTAGTAGGTGCTGTGGTAGCTTCTGCGGCGAAAGCAGCCACTGTAAAAAGAGTAACAAGAGCGGTAATAACTGATTTCATTTTGATTTCCTTTAGGTTATGTAGGATTTAATCACCTACATATATATAACGCGGTAGCCTAAGAATCAGTTGACATAGTTTGGCATTATGTCCACAAACTGTGACGCACTTTAATTAAACGAATCATCATCTGTTCATCTTCTTTTTCGTAGTCTGCTTCAATCTTGCGAAGAGCCTTGAGTGCTCGATCACTCATTTTACGAAGTTCGGGACTCTTGTCGGCACTCCAACTTAGACTGCCGCCATTAGCAGATCGGCTTGTATCACAATAAGCTGACCAACCACTAGCTTCGTAAGGGTCTGGACGCTTTAGATACACTTCGGTCCACCATGTGTAGAGATCTAAAATTTCCTTGGCTTTGACGGCCTGTTCAGTAGGCTTGCCAAAATTTGGATCGTCCTTGCTAGTGTACTGCTCATCTTTTACAAGACCAGCTTGCCATGCAAGATTGTCTAGACCGGCCTGCGGGCAACGCCACAGGCGCATGTTCCACCAACCAAAGCGCCACCAAGGTGCATTGTACTTGGCACGTTTTTCTTTATCTTCCCAAACAAGGTGCCACCAAGCAAGTTCTACTTCAACAAAATCCACAAGCTCGCTGAACAAACAAGGAAGAAAGCGGTGACCAACATCGCACCACTGTCCTTTAGATATAAGAGAACTATGGGCAGTGAGAGCGTGAGTATGAGATACCCAACGATTATTGATGTAATATTTGACCGCATAAATTCGGTCAGGAATGAAGTAGATTGCACTTTGTATATAGTCTAATCCTTCTTCTGCTAGCCAAAAGCGGAAGTTATGACGTATTTTAGCAGTAGTACGCCACTCGTCCCAACCCTCCATGGTTTCAGCACGTGGCTTGGCAGTGCCGCGAATCCAGTCTGCAAACTTTGTACATGACCAATAGTTACTACGCATCATTCTTTCCTTAAAAATGGTACTAGGTTAGGAGCAGTCCATCCCAGTGGTTTCAATACTTTACCGTCCTCTCGCTTGCGTACCTTGCCCGTCTCATGGTCAATTTTGGCAAAGTTAGTACGCATGACTTCTTTCCATGCACCTTCAGCATCAAATCCCGCTGAATGAATGGCACCAATTGTCACAACTAGAATATCTATGAGTGCATCCAATTCTGCCTCCATATCGTGCGCTTCTTGAAATTCTTTAAATTCTTCTTCAATCAGGCTCTTGTACATATTGTACTGCGATTCATCAAACTTGTCAACACTTTGATCACAGGCCTTCATGAATTTTTCTTGATCTCTAAACGGATTTGACATTTTATCTCTCTTTCGGGCATTCGGGTAGTTCGTGAAATCTTTCTACAAAGCTCTCTTCATAGCAACTGTACTCTTGTACTTCATCTTCTGTATTATGGCGATAGTCTCGATAATATATCCAAACATGTCCATCTAATTCAACTCTATTTAAAACTAAAAAAACTTTTCCACTAGCACTGGCCCAGCATGATCCTTCGTTGATCATAGTTTTTCTCCTTGCGTAAATCCCCTAAATCCTTTAAAGCGTGGAAAGCGCAAACTATATGTGCCGTCTTGATTTTGAGTTATTGCATCTGCACGTACTTCAACGATGTGGCCGTCGACTCGGCATGACCAAAACTCATCACGCTGTTCATCTGTAAAGCCACTACCAACATTAACACGAATAGCTTTCCCATCATCTACTCCTTCGCAGACCAATGCGCCCATCTTACCCACATTCTTACCAGTGCCTTCTTCGGTGGCTACTACAGTGAGACTAACTTCAATAAATGGTTTGAGTTTGAGCCAACTGGCAGTCCTCTTACATTCATAAGGTGCTTCTGGATCCTTGATCATAATGCCTTCGTATCCACCTGCAACAGCCTTGGCATTGATCTCACTAAACCGTTTATTACCTTCTTCTGTGTCTAAATCTACAAGCTCTTGCGCTACAACTGTAACATTAGGCATAAGATGTTGACGTTTAGTGACCCAATTGGTTACCATTTGTGTGCGTTGACTTTGCTTACGACTCCAACTACCTTTTTCAAAATCAGCTAGCGGCAAAATATCAAACAAGTTAAGTATGGCATCACCTGCTTTGACATTGTCTTTTCGATGCACTTGCTTCATTAGGTCTTGGAAACTACTACTCATAATTTCGCCGTCTAGTACCATTGCTTCTTCGCCGTCAGTGAATGCGGCAGCAATCTGTTCAACTATGTGAGGGAAGTTGACAAGCTCTTTACCATTGCGGCTAAACATATTGATACGACCGTCAGGGTATACAATAGTGATAACCCTAACGCCATCCAATTTAACTTCGATAAGTTTTTGCCCTTGGACCTTTGATTCATGATTAGCACTATCGTGAGCAAGCTGACAACCAAAAATAGGAATAGCATACGTAGCATAGTTTTTCTCCACAACCTTGTTGACAGTTTTTTCACTGACACCACAGCGCAGGTCTTTGATTAAAATACGTCTGTACCAATCATTCCACTGTTCTTTGGTGGATTCTTTCATCATCTCAGCAACGGCATCACGAGCAGCGTTTCCGGTAAGGTCACGAGTGATAAGGCAGCTAATAATAAGGCTAAAATTGTTATAATGGAGGCCAGGGCCGTCTTCATCAGTTTTCTCCGGTATTTGTTTAAGCCCAAATGTCGTCATTGGGTCAAGTGCTAGTCTACATCCGTCAAAAAACTCTTCATTCCCTGCCTCTGCTTGGGCCAGAATAATTTGTTCTTTATTGGTACGCAGATTATGCGTTTCTAAAGCACGTATAACTTGATAACAAGGATCGCTCATTTTGATTCCTAACAGTGGTTAATGTTAGTATTATACAGTCTAATTATCAGTGTGTCAAGTGATCTTGGGTCTTAAATGGTTTGCCGTTATAGGCATACTCTAATTGGCTCAAAATTTTACGCTTCATTTGGCGTACTTTTGGGTGATTGTGATCGTACTCAAATGCCTTCATGAATCTACCCCAGCCGTTTAGACGGCTTCGATTTGGAACTTTTGAATCTAAATATGCTCTGATTGACTTGACATCCCAACCAAATTTATCAATCATATCCTGTGCTAGATTAAAAGAGTGAGCGCCCATTTCATCACGATGCCCGTAATACTCTTGCTCTCGTCGTGTTCTAGCATAATAGGCAGTGCTTTCGTACCCGGGCAATGACTTGAACCCTCTAGCACGATATTGTCTTGTGTGAATGACCTCGTGTAGCACTGTATCAGCAAATAATTTGCACATACGTACCCAACGGTAGTTACTTATCTGTACTGTGGAAATTTTTGAAGAATAGGCAAACTCAATTTCAATAAAACGCTTTCGTTTGAGTTTATCCAAATCAGAATAATAAGCACCGCCTATCCAAATTTCATTTTTATTAACTAGCGGTATTCTGCTTCTAACAACATTTATTGGGAGATGTTGTTTGATATGCTGACTTAATAGTTTGTTTATTTTATCAACAGTTAGTCTTCGGTCTACAATCTCAGGTTTGAGCTTGTAAAGCATTGAGTATAACACAGAACGATCTAACGCAGACCAATTAAAGGCTTCGCGGGCCATAGCACACTCCTAGACATAGTATTTATAGTGTACTACGGCTTTCAATTATGTGTGTACTTTATGGTGATTTTTTATAAAATTTCTTTTTCAAATAAATAAAATATTAGGATTGTACAATGAAATCATTTAAAGATTATCTAGCAGAAGCTGAAGATATAGAAGATCTGAGAGGCATGCAAAACGATAACGATGACAGCCCATATGGCATGGCCCACAAATGGCACGGTTTTGGATACTGTCCGTCGGATGCTAGACAACGTGCTCAGGAGTTAGCCAAGGCCATGGGTTTGAATTATGCTGATCTCGGTATTACTATGAGCGGTGGTGCAAGACGTAGATTCAGTTCTATAAACACTGTACCCACTAAGTTCTTTAAAGAAAATCCATCTAAAGGGCACTACAGTGACGGCCAGCCAGTGGCTGACACCATTGAGATTCCTGTAAATCTTTATACTGGTGCAGAGCGTGAAGCTGTTACAGACCCCAAAGCGCCGCAGCCTGCGTGGGAAAGATTAGACGGAGAAGATCCGGGTGTAGGATGCGAGGCAGATTTGCCCCTTGGTGCAAAACATCCCCTACGCGGTAATACCTTGCAGAAAAAATCTACTAGTCCTGCGGATAAATCACCTGGTTCGCCTACTACTGGAAAACCATCAGCTAAATCTGATCCTAAGGTAAGAGAACTACAAGATAGAATACTTGCCAAAGATCCCAAGGCATTACCTAGATTTGGTGCAGATGGAATTATGGGCAAGGAAACACGAGCCGCTATGCAGAGACTAGGAATACAAGAATCTCTGGAATTACAACGTATATTGGATCTGGTTAAGATCTAATTACGGACGTTTTGTAATTATTTCGTCTGCTAATCCAAAATCTACAGATTCTTGAGCGCTCATAAAGTTATCACGTTCCATACCAGCATAGAACTCTTCGTAGGTCTTACCCTTTGAATTATGCTTAACATAGATTTCAGTTAGGGATTTTTTCATCTTGATAATCTCTTTGACTTGAATTTCCATGTCTGTGGCCTGTCCACCTGCACCACCTGACGGCTGGTGGATCATGTGACGAGCGTTAGGTAGAATTTTCCGTTTGCCAGCAGCGCCAGCAGTGGCAAGCAGACTACCCATACTACAAGCCTGTCCCATAACGATGGTCGATATGTCGGGTCTGATAAACTGCATCGTATCATAGATAGCCATACCAGCGGTAACAACACCGCCAGGGCTATTAATGAAAAAGTGAATATCTTCATTTCCTTGACTTTCTAAAAATAAAAGTTGAGCTACAATTAAACTTGCTGAATGTTCGTTGACATCTGTGTCTAACATGACAATACGGTCTTTGAGTAAGCGACTGTAAATGTCGTAGGCACGTTCGCCACGGGCTTCGGTCTCAATGACCATGGGTACTAAGTTAGGCATCTGTTTCTTTCCTTGTCTGCTTTGCAAATAATTCAAGTGCTTCAATTAAATTGAGAACACCTTCTTGGTTCATAGTAAGTGTAGTATAACCTACTCTTAAAGTTATACGATTATCATCAGTTATACCAATGCTGTAGTGCTCTTGTTCTTGCTTGGGCGGCTCAATCTTTGGTATTACGGGCATCTCATAATCTCTGCGTGTTCTAAACCAATCAAACATAATTAAGCCTTTGAAGTATTGTAAGTCTGTGCAAAGATATCTTTCTTTACAACACCGTAGTCGTTTTCACCGTGTCGTACAATATAGTCCTCACCTGCCTTATAATTTAAATCGCCCCATGATGCTTTTACTACACCATCGTGATCTGCTAGTTTAGCTCGTTTGATAATCTTTTTAGGCGTAGCAGTACCATCTTCATTATCGTCATAGTAGTCTGCAAATTTCTCAGCAGTGACCGGATACTGTTCACCTTTGGGACCAGTGATAATTTTGTGTCCTGCATGATAGTCAACAGGTCCTTCTAGCGTGTCAATAGTACCGGATGTAAGGGCTGTCCTATAATGAATTGGGTTAGAATGTTTATAAGTTTCAAAACTTCCATGTTTAAACCAATGGTCACTAATACCTTCTATGGATTCTACAATATTCATAAATTCTTTAATCATTTATATTCCTTGTCTAACTTCACGTTGGTCAACCCTGCGATAGTTTGAAATTTTTCCCAGGCCATTTTAGCAGCTGGATTATTCTCTAGCTCACTGCTTGGTAGAACTGTTTCTAACCAAATCTCAGGTCGGCGACTTGGGTGTGCGCCAAACTTGCGTGGTTGATGCAGTTTACCTTTTTCCCAAAGTTCAATACTCACTGAACGGAATCGATCTTCATCTTCGTTTGAGTATTCAGCCCATTCTGGATTACTCAATCCGTGGTAGTCAGTATACCCTGCCCAAATACCTTGCCACTGTGCATCGTCATGCGGATCAAAGTCTGTGCGACTAATGATAACTAGTACATCCTCAATGGCCACAATTCCCTCAACGATGTCTCTAACACAGCGACTATAACTTAATCCAACTTTCATATCAACCTCTTAGGCCTGTTTGTGTTTTTATAATTGAAGGTCCATCACTTTCAAAGTCCATGCCAGCGGCACGACCTTCGTAGACACGACCATTCCATTTCATTCCAACCTTAACTGACTTGTTGAGAATAACAGTAAGCCTATCATTCTCAATAAATTCATGTACTACTGCTTGAGTAGATCTGTTGGCTGGTACTTGTTTAATAGTGCAGTTTTCACTGTGCCTCGTTACTGTACTCAAAGTCTTCTCCGGTGTTAAACTCAATTCGTTTGATACTGTCCCATCGAAAGCTACGCCAGCCATTTGATTCAAGATCGTAAACTGGCATAACCTCTTCACTGACAGTGCGCTCATTTCTAGATTCTAACACTGTTGGATCTTTAAACAAGATGTAGGTTGGATCTGTTGTGCATTTCATTACACGTTCAGATCCATCCTTCTTGGTAAAAGTCACTGTAACAGGCCCTGTACTAAGATTTGACCTAAGCCAATCTTTGAACAGTTTTAAATCTGCTTCACTCATTGATTTGATTGCGGAGTTCTGCATTTTCTGCCTCTAACTTCTTAATATGAGCCGCTAATTCCATCAACAGCTCGTAAAGATTTTGTGCTGTTACCTGTGTTGCCGATGCAATATCTAGTTTGGTGTTGCTGATTTCTTCCATTATACCTCCACGTATTTTAATTTAAAATTGTCTGCTTGAGCTTCGTAGTTAACGTAACCTCTAGGGTTACATACTATTCGTGTACTGCCAATCATGTAGTCAAACTCATGATGAGTATGTCCATGTGTCCACAGTTTGATCTGCGGATGGTCTAGGATGAAGTCATCTAGGCTACTACTGTAACCGCCATTCATCAGTGTTTCTCCTTTGTACTGCTCATGCGTACTTAGGCGACTGGGTGCGTGATGTCCGACAACTACAAACTTTTGATCAAACTTACCTTCAATCATCAACTGAATGTAGTTAACCATATCTTTATGATACTTGACTGCCTCTGCCGGTGTAAACTTAGCAGGCTCATCTTTGAATTTGAAACCGTCTTCAATGTAGAATCCAGTTTTTTCATTGACAACATACTGTCCATCATCACCGACTTTGTACAATGGAACTCTGCGTTGCATTGTACCGTTGTACACAGTTCGAAAATCATTCATCATACCTTTTATATGCAGCATGGTCAATGGATCTTCGTTGTTCATGTCAGTCCACAGTGTGCCACCTATAAAGGTAACATCGTCAATGACTACTTGACTTTGATCAAGCACATACACATTTTCTAAGTCTTTAAACTTATCTTTAAGGATCGGAATTGTCTTTTGAAAATCGCCATGGTAGTGTTCGTGATTACCTACGACCAAAATCACCTTGGGGAATTGGAAACTGCATCGTTTCATAAAATCCGTGTAACGAGAATCTTTGGCACCGGGTTCTAGTACATTATATCTATCAGGCTTGCCAAAGTCAGCAGCCACTAGGATATCTCCGCCAAGGATTAGTACATCCGCAGATTCTTCATTCTTAAGGATAATGTCTCCAAATTCCAAATGGAGATCAGAACAGATTGCAATTTTCATAGTGTAATTTTACAGGAAAATATAACGCTTGTCAAGTGTTTCTAAATGTTTATAGACTTTTTTGGCCAAGCGTCTTACCAAAAAGTCAAAGCCAAAACACCTTATGTAGGCATTCAAATTTGGACTAGCGTACCTAACGCCATTTCTTCGCCTGCTCAATACAGTTATTCTAGTCAAATATGTTTTGGCTTTTTGCTCACCTATAGCCCGTAACAGTTCTATGGCTATGCTAAGTGCATAGGCATCTAGTTCGTCGGGGTCGGCAAGGTATTTACTATAAGGGGTAGTATAGTGTTCTCCGTAGGTCTTGTACTGTCGTTGCCTGCTTTGCTTTTGATGTCTATATTCATGTACTGTAGCATCAAATATTTCAGTGAGCATCTCAGTCATTTGAATTCTTCCAAACAATTCATTTTTTAAAAAGTTATGATGCAGTACAATTTCAATCGAAGTTTCACCTTCGTAGTCTGCGTCATTGTCGTAATAGGCCATGACATAAAATTCTGATGTTGCAAGAAACTTTTCTTTCTTGACTGTGACCATGACATCAAAATTGTGATTTGAAAATTCTTTACGTAATTGCCCTATGAGTCTTTTAAAGCTAATAGGATCGATATTATTCTCTCGAACGTTGTTACACACTGAATATGTACGCTCAAGTATCGAATTCATGTTATAACCTAAAGGTTATTCTGCCCTTGCTTAGGTCATATGGACTAACTTCTAATCTCACATTGTCTCCTAAAATTACTTTAATTTTATGCTTTTTGAGTTTTCCTCCAATGTAGCAAATTAACATGTGCTCCATATTTTCTACTCTAACTCTGAATGTAGAATTTGGTAATACCTCTGTGACTGTGCCTATTAGTTCTATTAATTCTGAATTTTTAGCCATGCTTCTTAATGCTGATTGCACCGTCCTCCAACGTTATATCTAACACTGTACCATTCTCCCATCCCATTTGTTCAAGAACCTCGGGCGGGATCTTCATCATTACATTGTCCGGGTCTCCGGGGATGTCTTCAAATATTTCTTCTACTGCATATTCTTTTTTCATATCTAACTCCTAATTGTTCGCTATGCTATATATAGTTATACTTAACTTTATAATTTATGGATAATATTGCTGAAAAACTTATTGCGCTCACTGAACACTATAGTGGTGTTTCCAATGTAACTTTAACCATGCATCTTAAAACTGATCTTGAGCTAGACAGTCTAAGTCTTACAGAGTTAGTCGTTGCCTGTGAAGATGAATTTGGTATTGAGATAGACATGGATCATCCCTCTGTCAGATTGGCCACTACCCTAAATGATTTTTATGACGGCATTATTCTTCTTAAGCAGTCTCCCGCTTCTTAATTAATTTAACCAACCAGTAGGTTGGATCTAACTCCCACCAATGTCTTCCAAAGTTTGGATTG